GTAAAGTTGGTAAATCTAGAGTTCGTAATCTACAATCGATAGGTAGAGGCCTCAGAATTGGTGACAATAAAACTGAAGCTGTTTTATATGATATTTCCGATGATTTTAGAACTGGTAAATTTACCAACTTTACTATAAAACACTTCATAGAGAGAGTGAATATATATGATAGTGAGAAGTTTAAATATAAATTTTATAATGTAGAGTTGAAAAATGGATAATGTTAAAATCGTAAGATTAAATAGTGGTGAAGATGTCATCGCTCAATGTAGTGAGGATGATGGTCAATACACTCTAGTTGAACCTATGACAATTTTGTTTAAACGATTGCCTAGTGGAAAGGCCTTTATGATGATGTCTCCTTGGTTACCTCTTGAACTCGTTGAAGAAAATGTTGCATTCATATTTTCTTCCGATGTTCTCACTATGTTTAAACCTAAAACTGTGGTAATTGATTATTATACCAGAATTGTAAATGAGGTAACACTTGAGAGTGTACTCAATACAAAGAACATCGAAGAATCTCTCTCGATCACAGATGAAAGTGATTATGATGAAGAAATGGACATGTCTGATGAAGAGTCCATTGAGGACATTATGGAATCATTCGGTACTAATGTTACCAAGAAGTCTTTATTACATTAATCTTAAACAGCAGCACCGAGAGTTTACACTCTGTCAAGCCGTAAGTCAAGCGTATTTAAGGTAATAATGAATATATTTTAATACAGAGCTTGACACGGCATTCAAAATAGATTATTATATTGTAACTGAACAATAGAGGTGATATGTCCGACAAACCCAAAAAACACTATGTAAATAACTCCGATTTCCTTGCCTCATTGGTTGATTACCATAAAAGATGTGAGGCGTCTAGGAGTAAAGATGAGGACGAGCCTCCTATACCTGAATATATCGGTGAATGTTTCCTCAAGATTGCGGAACATCTATCGAGAAAACCAAACTTTATTTCCTATTCTTTCCGAGATGAAATGATTTGTGACGGTATTGAAAATTGTATCATGTATTTTCGTAACTTTGACCCTAGTAAGTCTAGTAATCCTTTTGCCTATTTTACGCAGATAATTTACTTTGCTTTCCTACGTAGAATTACCCGTGAAAAGAAACAGTTGTATGTGAAGTATAAGGCCACTCAACAATTTGGTATTCTGGATGAGGGTGAAATGTATGAAGATGAGAATGGCAACATGAGACAATTTGAGATGTATGATAACATTTCAGAATTCATTTTCAACTTTGAGGAAAGTAAAAAAGCAAAGAAGAAAAGTAAAACTAAAGGTCTTGAGAATTTCATTGAAGTTGTAGAAGAAGATAAGATTGACGAAGAAAAAAGGTAGTATATTATGAAGATTGCTCTGATTAATGACACTCATGCTGGAGCGAGAGGTGACAATCCTATTTTCAATGAATTCTTTTTTAAGTTTTGGGAAAACACTTTCTTTCCTTATCTAAAAGAAAATAACATCAAACACATCTGTCACCTAGGTGATGTAGTTGATAGACGTAAATTTATCAATTTTGTCACTCTGAACTCTTGGCGTAAAAGATTCTTTAATCGATTACTTGAAGAAAACATCACAATGGATGTGATTGTAGGTAATCACGATGTATTCTATCGCAACACAAATGAAATCAATGCGATGAATGAATTGTTCGCCGGTTATTCGAACATAAAGATTCTTGTTGAAGCTGCAGAGTTGCAATACGATTCACTTAAGGTTGCAATGGTGCCTTGGATCAATTCAGGCAATTACGAGAAGACTATGGAGTTTCTTAAGAACACCTCATCTGAAGTTGTATTTGGTCACTTAGAGATTGCAGGATTCGAAATGGACAGAGGAAATATCTGTCACACTGGTTTAGACAAGAAAGTGTTTGATAGATTCGACTCCGTTCTTTCTGGACACTTCCATCACAAGTCTACAGATGGTGTCATCACATACCTGGGAAATCAGTACCAGATGACATGGGCTGATCACGGTGACGAAAGAGGATTTCATGTCTTTGATACTGAAACCCGTGAACTTGAATTTGTTCGCAATCCTTTTGAGATGTTTTATAAAATATCATATGATGATACCGTACAAGATTTTGAATACTGGAAGAAATACGATTACAGTAAAATGAAAGATTGTTATGTTAAGATCATTGCTGTGAATAAACAGAATCCTTACCTGTTTGATACAGTAGTCGAAAACTTATATAAGATTGGTGTTGCCGATATTGCCATTGTTGAAGACTTTACCGAAGAAAGTATTGCCGATGATGAATTGGTAAATCAGGCAGAAGATACAATGACCATACTATCTAAGTACATTGACGGCTTGACATTGAATGTGAATGGTGATAAACTTAAGAATATAATGCGTGAACTCTATGTTGAGGCACTTAACACCGAAATCTCTGAATGATAAATTTCAAAACTGTAAAATACCGAAATTTCATTAGCTCTGGTAATTACTTTACCGAGATACAACTTAACCGATCACAGAATACTCTTGTGGTCGGATCCAATGGTGCTGGCAAAAGTACTCTGTTGGATGCGATTTGCTTTGCCTTATTTGGGAAGGCCTTTCGTAATATAAACAAACCGGCATTGATCAATAGTATCAATCAGAAGGATTGTTTGGTCGAGATTGAGTTTGATATCGGAAACAAACAGTATAAGATTGTACGTGGTATTAAACCCAATCTGTTTGAGATTTACTGCAACGATGTTTTGGTCAATCAAGATGCTGCGGTAAAAGATTACCAAGAATACTTTGAAAAATTTATTCTTAAATTAAATTTTAAATCTTTTACACAGATTGTAATTTTAGGTTCGGCTTCATTTGTTCCTTTCATGCAATTATCTGCCTCAGATCGTAGAGCAATTATAGAAGACTTATTAGATATTCAGATATTCTCATCGATGAATCTGATTCTCAGGGATAAGTTATCCAAAAATAAAGATAAGACAGGTGAGAATAAACATCAAGTTGAGTTTTCTAACCAAGCTTATGAAATGCAGAGTAAACACATTCTGAAATTGAAACAGAATAACGAAGATAAGATCGAAGAATATGAGTTGGAGATTGAACAGAACAACGAAAAAGTCAATGTTGCACTCGGTGATGTTGATGCTTTAACCAATCGCATAGATCAACTTATGCAAAGTATTGTTGACAAAGATGTTGTTAACAAGAAGTTGAAAGATTTGACACAGTTAGAAACACAAATTGAAACCAATTCTAACAAAGTTAAGAAAGACATAAAGTTTTTCGATAGCAGTGATCAATGTCCAACTTGTAGACAACCAATAGAAGAAGATTTTAAGAAGAATCAATTGACTTCTTTGGAAGCTAAGTCGAAACATTGTGATCACGGACTTGCACAAATATCCGAAAAGATTAAATCGGAACAGGAAAGAGTTAATGACATTGATGAAACATTAAAGATGATTCAGAAAATGCAGGTTAAATTGGCAACATATAACACCAGTATCTCGGAGATGAATAAGTATGTTTCTAAAATCAACAAACAGATCGAATCTCTGAAAACTGTCAAAGAAGATTTGAATGTTGAAATGAATAAACTTGAAGAGATCAAAACCAAGTTGAGTGAGTTGGAGACAAACCACAAAAGATTATTGGATGAAAAATCTTACTATGAAGCTGCCTCAATTCTGTTGAAAGATACCGGCATCAAAACTAAGATCGTCAAACAGTACTTACCTATTATAAACAAATTGGTAAACAAGTATCTAGCATCATTAGATTTTTTTGTTAACTTTAACCTCGATGAATCATTTAAAGAGTCTATAAAGTCCAGACATAGAGATGAATTCACATATGCTTCTTTTTCCGAAGGCGAGAAACAGAGAATCGATATGGCTCTGATGTTGACATGGCGTGCTGTTGCTAAGTTAAAGAATTCTACAAACACGAATCTATTAATCTTGGATGAAGTATTTGATTCGAGTCTAGATGCTAATGGTACAGAATATCTAATGAACATTTTACATATGTTAGAGGATGTTAATTTGTTTGTTATCAGTCACAAGGGTGACATTTTGCAGGATAAGTTTCGATCCGTAATTAGGTTCGAGAAGGTAAATAATTTTTCTAGGATGACGAAATGAGTGATGTGATTACGATTGATACAGGTGTTGGTGTTTCATCTCAATTAAGAGTTGAAGCTTTACCTTTATATACCGATAACTA